AGTCATCGTTGACTTTACACTTGTAGATCTGCCTTGATAATCTTTTTCAGTGTGTTTTTTTAGTTTAGATAATATTTTTTCAAGATAATCAGCATCGTCTAAAAAATTTCTATAAATATAAATGCTATTGATTGACGAGCAGTTAGATTGTATTAGATCAATTTTCATTTGCTTTTGCTACTAAAGTACCAACGTGTCCTTTGTATTGTCTGTTACCAAAGTGAGATAATGGCATAGCAAGGTCTGCCCAGATTTCACCACCACACTCTTGCCACAATCTAGAAAAATAATAATCCTCAGACAAGTATCTTTTTTCTTCAAGTGTTTGATAAGGTCCAACGGCAAACAAGTCATAACAATTATCTGAGCGATAGTGCAAACCATTAACTATCTGATCAGTTTGATATTTTCTTTCTGGAAATTTTTTGAACATAGTTTGAAAAACACTTCTTTTTACCAACATCATGCCTGTAGCAGCTTCGTTAACTTTAAAAAAACCGTCCTCACCCACTATTTTATCTGGATTATCAAAATTTATATTGTAACCCAGTGCCTTAGCTTCTATCAAATCATTACTAGCGTCAGGGTTTTCCTCAAGTATTTTTTTTATTTTTTCTATATGCAAATGTTTTCTAGGATAAACACCACATGCAACGTCTTTATCGATACGTAATAACCTATCAATGTTCTCCCAGGTAAAACCAATATCTGCATCTATAAATAACAAATGAGTTGCTACAAAATCTGTTTGATCCATCATCATTGATACAATCGTGTTTCTAGCTCTTGTTATCAAACTTTCATTGCCCATCGTTTGTATTCTTAACTTTACACCTGCATGTGCTGTCCAGTTTTGTAATTCTAATAATCCGTGTAGAGTTGGCTCTGATAAAAGACCGCCGTACATAGGCATACCTAAAAAAACTCTAAATTCTTTGTCTTTTAATTCATTTGGTTGAATCATAATTTTACTCCCTTTATTACCAATAAATGTCTTTCTTTTTATAGTAAGGCCTGTTTTTTGATTCTAAAAAAGTCCTAACAATTTTTTGTTCTTTACTTTTATCATCAGATGTAAATTTATAAGCAAGCCAATATGGAAAAATATACAAATGTTTCGGTTTCATGTGTATTCCTACAGCTTCGTTTATATAAACAATAATAAGATCTAATTCATTAGTGTCATGTGCATAAACACCATTGATGACTTTTTCCTCAGGTTTAAAAAACCAATTAGAAACTTGAACAATTTTATCTACTGATGTGCAGTCTTCGTGGGTATGTATGCCTTCAATGTCTATTTTAAAATTATTGCCTACACATTCTGTAAAGTTTTTAAATACTTGATAATCTATTGGTAAATCTTCATCTATTTTTTTACCTAGGTCCCATTCTAACATATACTTACTAATCATATTTTTTACCTTTCCATATCATTTTTTTGTATTTATCTGTTAGCAAAGTATTAAATTTAAATCTTTTACCTCTTATTTCATCCACGGATTGCTTGCCTATTTCCATCTTCCAGCTGTCTCTCTGATATGGAAAAACTAGTGCTACGGGTTGATTTTTTTTAAGAATGAAAGATTGACCCTCTTTTATTTTTTTTATAAAGAAGGGAAAATTTATATTAATGTCATAGTCGTCAGTATCGACTATACCATCTATTATACGTATACCATCGTTTTCTCTATTTAAAGGATTTGTAAATAAACAACTGTAATTTTTTGGTGTTTTAATAATCCAGGGATTTAGTATTTTTAGTGGTATTGGATATTCATTACTTCTAACAAATTTTTTAGATATTTGACCTGGTTCATGACGAGCTATACCTACATTCAAAGTATGAAGATTAATATTACTACCAGTTGGATTCATCTCGTTCAAGGCTTCAGGATATTCCCATCTTAAAACTTCTTCATTATCCTCATCTTTATCTTGCCAAAAGACAACGTCAAGTGGATTTAAAATAGCATAACCACTTGTAAAAGTATCTAAGACAGGCACACATTTTTTCACTGTTGGTCTTTGAAAGTTTTGTTTGTCACTTAAATAATTTTTCATATCTTTATACCATTGAGGCACTACCTTTTTGATTGGCACAGGATGTAATACTAAATCTGGATATGGAGTAATAAATTTTATTTTTTTACGTAACACGATGGTAATCCTAAAAAAGGTCTTGAGTCATACTTGTTGTCTTCAGCACCCTCTGTTTTTTTATCGTTATAATGTAAAAATACTTGTGAGCAATAACTGCCTGTAAAAGCATATCGCCAATGTTCTAATATATTACCTTTGTATAGTAGCATATCTCCTGGTCTAAGATTTACTTCAACACCCTCATTTTTAGTGCCTCCTGTAGGGTCAAGGTATATTGGCCATGGGTCTCCACCTAGATTAAGTGTTGTAGATATTTCACAACTGAATCTATCCTTATGTCTATGTAATATATCTCCATATTTGTATATTCTTGCGTATGAATAATTTTCATATAATTCTCTGCCTGTAGCTTTTTCCATCATTGGTTTTAGTTTTTTTAGTAAAGTTTCCATAGCAAAATCAGAATAGTGTGAATAAGTATTAGGTGCTTGTGTATCACCCCAAGTCCCAAGATAATTTACATAGGGTGAAATTATTTTTGCAAAATTCATTTGTTCTACAACTTTTCTTTTTAATAAAAAGTATTCATTACAAAAGTTTGCTAGTTCCTGCGATATTGCTTCTTTAACTATTACATAATTATTTTCTTCGAATTGATTTATTTCCATACATCCCCTTTATACCAAATGACAATTGATAACCTTTCTCCCCTTGTTACTTTAGTGACTCGATGATATGCAAAACTGGGAAAAGCTATTATTGTGCCTCTTTGTCTTGTCCTATCATCTTTTAAAATTTTCTTATCTTCCCCGATTTGTGGATTTAATACTGAATCATAGAATTCTAAATCACCACCATCATAGTCAGAACTATCAGATAAAGGAACTACAACAGAAACTTTTCTTTGTGTTGTATTTTTATCATTAGCTCGTGGAGTGTGATCTTGATGCCAGCCATAAAACTGACCTTCTTTATATTTAGTAAATTGTATTTGTTCGGGAGTGCTAAAATCAATATTCCAGCCTATTTGTTGATTCATCAACTGTATATGTGGACTTATCCAATCGTATATCCAACAGTCATCTAGCCATACAACTCTAGAGTTTCTAATTTTTTTATCTTCTTTGTCACCCTCAAGAGTGCCATCTATCTCTTGTAAGCTTAGACCTCTTTTTACAATGTCATCACAAACATGGTTTGGTATAAAGTTTTCACTTAAGACAAAAGTAGGACTGAGAATCAATTTCTTAGCTTAGTGTAAGAGTAGGCCAAACTAAATTATTCTCGTTATATTCTGTTGAGTCATTAGGAAAATCTCTCAACTCTTGACGATACGTTTTTATTTTTGCTAAATTAGATTCTTGTCCAGTGGCTTTGTAAGGGCTATCTTCTAACACCATCCAATCACAAGATGTCAATAAAGCGTCTCTATCTATTCTTACTTCTACAACAGATATAGGTTTATATTGACTTAATGTATCTGTGTCGTGATCATACCACCACCCAGGTGCTACATTATCATCTGAAACTTCTTTATATGAAGGACCAAAAGCAGTGGTCGGTCTTGAATCCTCTACATATTTTACCCTGTTCTCACCAGGTTCTGTAAAAATAAATTTAGCCATTATGTTATAAACTCTGTAATTTTAACTTCGCCTTTGTTACCTGCAGAACCATTAGGTCCACTTGTAACATTGTTTCCACCACTACCAGCGTTTCCAATAGAAACAGGTGTGGTTGGAGAATAACTAGGTGTGCCCAGAACTGCGTAAGCGAAACCACCTCCGCCTCCACCGCCACCTCTAGTATTTGGTTGTCTGTTACCAATAGATGAAAAACCACCGTTACCGCCTTTACCAGCGTTACCTGTATTAAGACCACCATGACCGCCAATTCCACTTGAGCCAGACTCACCATCAGAAGCGATACCAACTACGTTACCACTAGCTGATCCACCGCCTCCATTACCACCAATCATATTTGTGGAGCCATTACCTCCACTTCCACCGTTAGTGCTTAGTAAGTTTCCGAAACTTGATCCTGTTCCACTAGTTCCTGAGTTACCTGCTTGGTTCGTACTGGAATCAACTATGCCTCCTGCACCACCTCCGCCTCCACCAACTACTGAAACAGCAATAAATTGACTGTCAGAGTCTGCTGTGAAAGTTCCTGGATTTGTAAATGTTGTAACAGTATTGTTACCAATACCACCACCTGCTGCATCAGCAAAAGCTACTGCTGTTCCTGGTGCTGTAACTGTTAAAACTTGTCCTGCTGTTCCAAGAGATGTTAAACCTGTACCACCTTTATCAGTTCCAATGGTAGGTAATCTAGCGTCTGCAACTGTGCCACTTGCAAGGTTATCTGCATCTAAGTCTGTAAGTGCAGAACCATTTAAAGCAGGTAATGTTGCAGGAAATCTAGCGTCAGGAATAGTGCCTGAGGCTAAATCTGCAGCGTCTAAGTTTGTTAAGTTTGCTCCACTAATTGCTGGTAGTGTAGCAGGGAATCTAGCATCTGGTATTGTTCCAGACCCCAAAGCTGCCGCATCTGTGGATGAAATAATTTCTACGTTAAAGTTTGATGCACCGTCACAAAACACAGTAGTCTTTGCACCTTGTGCAATTACCACACCATTTGCATCGTGACCAGTAGCTGAAATTTTTAGATCGTGTGAACCTGAAGTATTATTAAAAAAGTTATACTCACTCTCAACTGCAGGTATAAATACACTTATTGCGCCTGTTAAAGCACCCGTAAGTTCAATAGTTTTATTAGAGGATTCTGCCGTATCTGAGGCATTGGCTGTTGTAAGAGTAATATTTGATGAACCAGCAACAGATTTAGATAAATAACCTGCCGCAAAAGCATCAATTACGTCTAAATTATTATTGGTATTAGTACCCCATGTATTGGCATTTGCGCCAGTTACCATGAGTTCTAGCTTGAGTCTATCTGAATATGTACTTGACATGTTTTATACCTCTCTAAAATATATTCTTTTTTAACCCCTAATCAATACTTTTTAAAGCGCCCACTGCAACTTTTTTATTAGTATTAGTTGGCTTACCATAATGCTTTATATCACTTTTAAAAAGGACTAGTTTACCTTTTTTTGGTGTCACTTCACAAACATTCTCAAAAACAGTATTACCATTTGAATCATTTAAATATTC